GTCGTATCCTGTTCGTCAACCCGGCTATGTACCGCAACCTCAAGGGCGGCATCACTCGCTACACTATGAACGGCGAGAACGGCATTGATTACAATGTCGAGATGTACAACGATATGCGCGTCATCACCGTTCCCTCTGGCCGTTTCAACACCGCCGTGACTCTCGCCGCTCCCACTGCTCATGACGGCGCTGGCGGCTACACCACCACTTGTCAGACCATCAACTTCATGATCGTTCACCCCTCTGCCATCATGCAGGCCGTCAAGCTGGCTAATCCCCGCATCTTCTCCCCCGAAGTTGTACAGGAGGCTCAGGCTTGGATGTACGACTTCCGTCAGTACCACGGCGCGTGGGTCAAGCATCAGAAGACCAACGGCATCTATGTGAATGCCCCCGCCGCTGGTTAATGGCGATCCGAATCAATCCTGACGGCTCTATGACGGTAGGCATCCTCCCGGAAGAGCCAAAGGAAGAGAAGCCCGAAGCCAAGGCTGAGAAGCCGAGACGGACGGCAAGAGCAAAGAATAAGGGAGAGGGCTAAACTCCCTCTCCCATCCGCAAAGGACTGAATACTATGACGGATGCTCAAAAGCTGACAACTGTACAGACGCTGATTGAGGACGGAAGCGGCTATATGCCGACAGACGAAACCCTCAACACATACATCGAGATTGCGGGAAACGAGATTCTTGCATGGATGTACCACCTGGTCGGTGGAGTCCCGGAGGATGTGACCGCAGTGCCTAGCCGCTATGAGGGCATCCAGATTTATGCTGTGGTGGTTGGATGGACTCACGCTGGTGCGGAAGGTCAGGGGCTGTCGATTGAGAACGGAGTCCACAGAGACTTTAAGTTCTCCGACATGCTCGATTACATCCACAACAACGTACTGCCGTATGTGCGGGTTGGGGCGGTGAGTACCACTTGAGAACAGTCAAGAGGAACAAACGCCCGGTTGCGTATGCCAGGTACGATGGGGTCCAGGAACTGACTGATGAGTACGGAAACCTCACAGGCGAGTACGCAGTCAGTTACACCACGCCAGTCAAGACCTTGATGAACGTGTCTGGCGGTAGAGGCCAAGCGGACATTGCGCTGTTTGGATTAACGCAAACATTCGCCCGGACGGCAACCACCGAGGACTTGACCACCAAGTTCGACACGGAGACAGTCTTTTGGGTGGAGCGGGATCCAGACACGGAGCCGTTCGACTATCGTGTGGTGGCTGTTTCCAGGACAATCAACCAGGTTGTGCTTGCCTTGGCTGAAGTCGAGAATGACGAGACATGAAGACGATAGAGATCGAACTGTCTACGCAGAGTATCGGCAAAGCAATAAAGGATCTTGAGTTTGCAAGCAACATTAACCAAGTGTGCCAGGAACTTGCCCAGATTGGATGCGATGAGGCTACACGAAGGTTTGCCCGTGCGAACTCAGACGGACACACAGATTGGAATGTCAGTGTAGTTCCGATTGACAACGGATACAAGATCGTTGCAAGTGGAAAAGATGTTTACTTCATCGAGTTTGGTACTGGTTTCTTTGCCAATCCGAATGGGTATGAAACATCCGTTCCTGTGTATCCCGGATCATGGTCTGAGCAACACGCGCAGATTTTTTCTAGGTACGGTTTCTGGTACTACAAAGGCGAAAAGCTGCAAGGAACCGAGGCGCAAAACGCAATGTACTATGCGGGGAAAGCGATACGCGACAATGTTAATCGTGTAATCGAAAAGGTGATGAGCAAATGAACTATTCAAGAAACGCCATATATACCCGTATCGTTAATGCGATCCGCGCCGAGTTTCCCAACACATACTGTACCAGTAGACTGGTTGCAAAACCCGCCTCATTTCCGGCCTGTTACATCCATGAGATCGACAGGAACAGACCTACCCGGTACACGCAAATCGACTTCCAGGATGTTCAGTACGAATCCGTGTTTGAGATTCAAGTGGTGAGCGCAAAGGCAAACACAGCGTCTACTGAGGCCTACGCCATTATGGATGTGGCAAGGCAAGCTTTCAGTGATCTCTATTACCGAGAGTTTTCAGAAACGAACATCGACAACGGAGACACTTTCACAATAATCGGCAGATTTCGCCGGGTCATTGGCGGCGGCGATACCATGCCAACAACTTAATTAAATAAGGAGAATGCACAATGGCAAGTAATGCTGTTAGCACTGCCGGAATGCTTGTGAAGTACTGCGTAGAAGCAACTGCGGGTACTCGCCCCACGACGGGGTATACGACCATTCCTGGCGTAAAGGCAATCCCGGCGATCTTCAACGATCCGAATATGTTGCAGTCCACTCCGCTCTCTGCAACCAAGAACCACACCTACATCCGTGGGCTTGACGATAGCGGTGGGGCCATTCAGCTTACGGTTAACGACTACGAAGCGTTCCGTGATGCTTGGGAAACCTGTGTGGCTGCGTATGCGGCTCTTGATGGCGAGAAGGCCATGTGGTTTGAGATCGCCTATCAGGATGGTTCCAACCTTGACAGTTTCTACTTCCCCGGCGAACCGCTGGCCCTTGGCTTTGGCGGCGCAGAGGTTGACGCTGTTCTGGAGAATAACCTTAACATTGCCCCACAGGGTGACTACCTCTTTGCGGCTGCCTCCACCTAACGAGACGAGAGATTTGAACAGGGCGGGGAAGTTCCTCGCCCTATGAATTGCGATAAGGAGATTGAGAATGAGTTCTGAGAAAGCAAAGAAACTGAGTCCGATGATTATTACTGACCCAGATAGCGGAAGAGAGTATACGCTTGAATTCAACCGCAAGTCAATCGTTAAGGCTGAACAGGCCGGGTTGGATGTTAACAAGTTTGAGTCCGCATCAATGACAATGATTCCTACCATGTTCTGGGCTGCGTTCCAGGCGCACCACCCGCACATGACTAAAGAGCAGACGGACAAGATCCTGTTCGATGGGCTTGGCGGCCTGAGCGAGAAGGAAATGGAGCATCTTGCAAAGCTTTATGCGGAACCATTTCAAACGCTTATCGCAAGGGGAGATAGCGAAGAGGGAACAAACCCTCGCAAGATGGCGGTCAAGTTCTAACGGAGCAATCCGACTTACCGCCACTGCAATACGCCACAATTTTTGAGGAGACTTTCCCGCAGTACCTCGTCATGGGTATGACTCCCAGGGAGTACTGGGAAGAGTCTCCTTATTTAGCAGTTGCATATCGTGAAGCGTACCGATTGAAGATCAAGGCTAAAAACGAGATGGCTTGGTTGCAAGGGTTCTATGTTTGCGATGCGTTTGCGGTTACTCTAGCCAATGCGTTCTCAAAGCGTGGAGGTAAACGCCCAAGCTACCTGGAAAAGCCTATCGACATTGTTTCTCCGTCTGAAGCTGAGAAGAAACTCGCCGAGCGCGAAGAGCAGAGGAAAATGGAAGAGGCCATGCAAGCGATGATCCGTGAGCAGAGAGCGAAAAAGCAACGTGCTAAAAAGAAGAAACAAAAGGGTGAAAAGTAATGGCAGACACTCTTGAAACCTTAGAAATAAAAGTAGTCCACAACTCGACTGGAGCGGCGGCTAATATATCTTCTGTTACCGCATCTATCCAGGCAATGGGTGCTGCCCTAGCGGAAGTCTTGCCGCAACTGAAGTCGTATTCAGATGCCCTCAAAACACTTAGCAAAACCAAGGTAAACATTGGCAACACTGTGACCGGGGGCAGTTCCTCTGGCACACCGAGTGCGTGGGCGCAAGCGCAAGCGGACGCGATTGAAGACCCAGATCACGCCGGAGGCATAGAAAGTCTCAGGGAGGCTCTTGACGCACAGGATATCAGCTTTTTGTCCAACCTGTTTTCCAATATAAAGGCAAGCGTTGAGGGCGTAGGAAAAGCATTCTCCAGTTTAGGAAAGAGCGCAAAAGAAGGGCTTGGGAAGGCTGCTGACGCTGCGTCCAGGGTTAGTTCAACTATCAAGAATGCAACCGCTCCTGTGCATGACTTCGGTCAGAAACTCGCAGATGCCGGAAGAGGGAAAATACGCTCTGCGATGTCTGGAGCATCCAATGCAATCAAGTCATTAAACGAGAGAGTTAAGGAAAGTCTCCCAGGACTCGCAAACTTCCTGTCTTCGCTGAAGCGGATCGCAATGTACCGCATACTGCGAACAATCATTAAGGAAATTACATCCGCATTTTCTGAAGGTTTGCAGAATGCGTATGCGTTCAGCCAGGGTATCAGCACGGAGGGACATCGGTTTGCCGCCGCATTAAATGGCATGAAGACCGCCGGGTCTACCATGACAAATCAATTAGGCTCTGCGTTTATTGCTCTGCTTGCAACCATCGCTCCAGTTATCAACAAGATCATGAGCCTGATCTCCGCGCTGGCAAATGCGCTGTCTCAGCTGTTTGCCATCTTCACTGGCGGCACTTACCTCAAGGCTGTGGAAGTTCCACAGCAGTGGGCAGATGCGGCTGGTGGAGCGGCGAGTGCGGCTAAAGAGTGGAAGAACCAGCTGCTTGGATTCGATGAAATCAACCGTCTTGAAGCACCAGATGGTGGAGGCGGAGGCGGTGGAGGTGGAGGCATCAATCCCGCCGCAATGTTTGAAGACACACCGATTGACGGGATCTTCGCAAAGATCAAGGCGAAACTAGATGAACTCAAGAACAGCCTCAACTTTGAACCGCTGATTAAATCGTGGGAGCATCTCAAACAGGCTGTCAGTGGATTTGCTGATGTCGTTAAGTCTGCGCTTGCGTGGGCGTGGGAAAATATCCTTAAGCCTCTCGCACACTGGGTGATTGAAGAGGCCGCACCAAGGCTAATTGAACTGTTGGCTAAAGCATTTGAACTGCTTAGTGCGGTGTTGAACAGGCTGAAACCTGTGTTCCAGTGGGTATGGGAAAATGTGCTTCAGCCCATCGCAAAGTGGGTAGGCACTGCGTTCACTCAGTTTCTTGATACCGTTATAAGTTTGATCGACAAACTCATCAAATTGCTTAATGGAGAGACTTCGTTTAAGGAGTTCCTTGGGAGCCTTACTACTGGAGAGGGAATCCTTCTTGCACTTGCGGCTGGATTCATTCTAGTCAACGGTGTTATGCTGATCTTTAATGGGATCGTTTCTCTTGTCACCGGGATAGTTGGGGTGTTTGGGGCTGCTATAGCTGCACTAACTTCACCGATTGGGTTGGCAGTCTTGGCAATTACTGCGCTCGTTGCCGCCGGGATTTTGCTTTATCAGCACTGGGATCAAATTGCCGCATATGCGCAGTCCGTCTGGGCGAGAATCACCGGGGCGGTTACGGACGGAGTTGAACGGGTCAAGGCCGCATTCGAGAACCTTCGCAATATGTCCTTTGGTGACATCTTTAGCGGAATCGACAATGCGCTTCACGATATGTTCAACAAGATTATCAGCACGGCAAAGGACACCTTCAATGGACTGAACAATCTGATAAAAAGCGGCTTGGAGAAAATTAAGTCCCTATTCAAGATAGACATCCAGTTCCCACACATCAAACTCCCACACTTTTCTATTGAGGGTCAGTTCAGTTTGATGCCTCCAAGTGTGCCACATATTAGCGTAGCATATTACGCACAGGGCGGTTTCCCGGAGGACGGACTATTCTTCGCAAACCACAACGAACTGGTCGGCAAGTTTGCTAATGGTATGACTGCCGTTGCGAACAATGAGCAGATCATTGAAGGTATTAAACAGGGTGTGATTGAGGCGATGAGCCTGGTCCTTGGATCCAACGATAGTGGACGGAAAAATACGGAGTTTGTGCTGAATCTTAACGGCAGGGAGTTCGCTAGAGCAATATACAATGACCAGAAGGCCGTTCAGAAGGAACACGGTCAAAGTCTTATTAGTTCTTATAGGGGGTATTAATGAACACTTTAATTTATATTGGAGAGGACATTGAAAACCCCCTCTTCGTTTTTAACGAAGATGAAATCATGAGTGTAAACATCGACTCTTCTGTTGATTTGCTTCAGAAAGAAATGAAAGTAGATGCAGCCGAGATCGTTGTTTATTACGATGACGAACTTGAGGCACTTAGAAAACTCGCATGGAAAACTCCAGTTTATATTTATTCTGGCAGCGACTTAATCGGAAAGTATTATTCAACTGGCGTAAAAAGAATAAGCGCAAAGCAATACGAAATAAGCACTGTTAGCTATATTGGGTTTCTTGATAATGAAATCTTTTACGGTGGTGTTTATGATAATGTTGCGTTGCCGGATGTAATAGAAACGCTTGTGCGCACGGACGGATTAAGGACATTAAACGTACTTGAATCCCTAAAAATAAATCAACCAGATTCAAATGGCGCAATGGGTGCGCCGGACAAGACTGTGTATTCTGGTGGCTATTATCCTAATGATATGCGGGACGCAATGCACGTTAAATTCCGCTTCAATGGTTTTCACAATGACCAATATACTACCACTGGAACCGCATGGAGTTCTGCAATGGTTGGTACAGTTGCTAGGGATTCTGCGTCTTCAGATTATAAAAACAAGCAATACGGAGTAATCGGAGTATTTACAAGGGCATCTGAATCTGATCTTTATGGAACAACGGAATTGTTTTTCCGCTATAGAACGCAATCGATTTCCATTGGAACGCCGAATATTGGAGACATTATCGAAATAGACTGCTCTCCGTTAGATGGTGTCGTTACTATTAACGGAACCAGTTATTCCATAACTGCTCCGTCAACAGAGGTTTTAAATTCAAATTATTATGTTGGTGGCGGTGTCCTGATTGACAATTCCGCGCACCCAGATGACCACCACACAAATCTTGAATTCTTGGAATATACCATTCAAGATTACAGAACTGGGGACAATCTTATAGACCTATTGCCGCTTCTCGACTTGCGAACAAAAAAAGTCTATTGGAGAAACGGAACCAATGGAGGCCAAGCTGAAGTTCCTTGTTCTGACCCCAATACTGCCGTGGCAATTGCTGGCGATGCGCCAGGAACATTCCCGCTAAATTATAGAAAAGACTTTGTTGACTCTATCACCTATGCGCCAGAAGCATTGAATTATAGAATATCTGGATGGGTTCCAATTTGCACGAAAAGAGAAGCACTTCATCAGATTTTGCTGTCTTCTGGCCTTTCATTGAAAAAGAGCAGTAGCGGAGACTGGTTAATTGGCGATACATCCTCCAGAATAGCTGGGGCAATTGCGCCGGAACGGATGTTTGACGGTGGAAGTGTGGATTATTCTGGCGATGTAAAAGAAATCATACTGAAAGAACACAATTATATTGATACCAGTGCGTCTGTTGCAGAAAGTATCTTTTCCTCTTCTGAGGCAAGTTCAGATCCGTTTGTAGCGGAGTTTACCAAAAAACCATCAAAAATTACAACGTATTTGTTCATAGAGGACGGGCAATCATATAACGGAGAAACCTACATTTATAACTGGTGCGAAAATGCAGCATTGATTCCAGGCGTTTTAACGGAAATCCAAGGGTATCCTTATAACCACCAGGAAAAGGTTTATACCGAGCAGACGGAAGTTGCATCTGGCACAACTGTATCTGTTGAAAATGTAACCACCATCACAAAAGATAACTCTGCCCGTATGTTTCAAAGGCTCAAGAATTACTACATAAAATCGCACACTTGTAAGTTTGATATTATAAAAAACGGAGAACGATGCGCTCAGAAATTTTCGTTCACAAATCCGTTTAACGAAGAAGATAGCGGTTACCTAGTAAAATGCGCTGAAAAGCTTTCTTCGTTTTCAAAAGCGCAATGTGAGTTTCTTTGCGGGTTTGACCCCGTTCCGCTCGATAACGACTATACTCATTATGTGATCTTGACAGGAACTGGCACATGGGATGTTCCAGAAGAAGTCCTGACAAGCACAGATCCAAGAATTCGAGTTGTCCTTATTAGTGGTGGTACTGGTGGCTATAGCGGGTGTGCGGGAGAAAATGGTCAAACTGTGAGTGCTGGAAGCTTCCCTTCTCAGGCAAAAGGTGGAGAAGCAGGTAATCCTGGTTCTGGCGGTAAAATACTTGATTTGGTTATCCGCAACCCCGCACAGACATATACTTATTCGTCTGGAATTGGCGGCGCAGGCGCACCTACTAACACGAACGCAGAAACGCACATCGTAGGATCGCAAGGAACAGCGTCTACTATTTCGGATGGGTTAACTACTCACACATCAGAAGATGGCCAGGTTGTTGAGGCGGGCCACGTTAACTTCCTTACTGGTGACCGATATGCGTCCAGTTTCAAGCTTCCGGGGTGGAAAGAGATCAGAAGAACGGAAAGCGGAACAAGATTCGGATATGGTGGGTTAGGCGGTTGGTTCACAGACAACACAAAGTATGATTATTTTATGTATAGTGCGTTTGGTTGTTACCTCATGCGTATGTCTGATGATTTTGACGAAAATCAATGGGGCGTAAACTATTGGGGTGGCGGCTTTTTCGGAAACCCCTATCCTTCAAATGCAGGATTTCAAGAGAAGTTTCAGAAGGGCGGCGGTTGCGGAGGCGGTGCCGGAATCGGAGAAAACGGAGCGGATGGATCTGCCGCAAGTTCAAGCAAAGCCGGGAACGGTGGAAGGGGCGGCAACGCTATATGGATACCTCCAAAAGCCACAGACTATAATCCAATTTATTATGGGTACGGTGGTCACGGCGGCGGCGGTGGCGGCGGCGGTGGTGCTTCTGGGTATCTCGCAAGCGGTACAAGAGGCACTGGCGGCACTGGTGGATATGGTGGTAGAGGCGGTGATGGTGGAGACGGATGCGTTCTCATCTATTATTAAGGCGGTGATTAAATGCTAATAGATACTGGAATCACAATAGACGGAACGGACATCACTCCGTACATCGCCCACCAGGGCGTGAAATGGACGAGAGCAGATGTTGACGGCCCCAATGCGGGCCGCACACTCAGCGGCCTTATGATCCGTGACCGAGTGGCAACGAAGATCCGCTTGGACATTACTTGCCGCCCGCTGAAGAATGACGAACTGCGGATTCTGCTGAACCTGTTGCTGCCTGAGTTTGTGATAGTCCGCTACGATGACCCCATGTATGGGGTGGTGTCAAAGACTATGTACGCAAACAACAACCCGGCAACATTTCTCTTCAAGCGCACCCCAGAAGTATCAGACCTGTGGTGGACATGCCATGATGAGGAAGATAGACCACAGCCCTTTGAGTACTGGCATCAAGTGACATTCCCGCTTGTCGAGCGGTAAGGAAGGTGAAGTGTAATGGCAATCATTAGAGCGTGTAGCTACACAGCTACAATTCAAACCCCGGAACCCCCTTCGGAGTACTCTGCCATCCTTGTTACGTTCGCACAGGATAGCACTAACATCATTCAGAAAACTCAGAATGATGTCACGATAGACAATGCGAACATTGTAGTTCAGCTTGACCAGAGTGAGACTGCGCAGTTGGAATGCGGCAAGAAATGCTTCCTCCAGGTGAGGTGCTATAAATCGCAGTACGAAGCACCGGGCAGTAGCATCTGGGCAATTGATGTTAGGCCAGCCCTGGATGACACAATTCTTCCAACCTCTTCTTCTGAGATCGAGGTGACACCATGAGTGACCAGTTCGTTTTCTACGAAGACAATAAAGACGAATTTAAAATGTGGCAAGGGCTGAAAGGCCCTTACTACACCCCCTACGTTGACGAAGACGGCAACCTGTCATGGACAAACAATGGCGGTTTGCCCAACCCCGCCACAGTGAACATCAAGGGCGTACCGGGAACCGGGCTTGAGATCAAGGGAATTGTGGAAACCGTTAGCGCACTTCCCGCTACTGCGGCATCTGGCGATGTGTACCTCGTTGGATCGGAGCCGCCCTATGATGGCTACCTGTTTGTTGATGGCGGGTGGACATATATCGGTGTCGTTGGTGTTGGTGAAAATGGGCGAGGCATCGCAAGCATCACCAAGACCAGTACGGTTGGGCTTGTTGATACTTATACCATTGAGTACACGGACGGCGTTAATCCAACCACGTTCACCGTCACCAATGGCGCAAACGGACGGGATGGCGACCCCGGTGTTGGAGTACCCACAGGCGGCACTGCGGGTCAGGTTCTCGCAAAGGCATCTGGCACGGATTACGACACCGAGTGGGTGAACCAGAGCGGCGGCGGTGGAACACCGGGAACCGCAATTCCTTTAATGGATGGCACGGCGGCTGTCGGAATTTCCACGGCATTTGCCAGAGAAGACCATGTGCATCCGTCTGACACAGCAAAGCAAGACACTCTTGTGAGCGGCACGAACATCAAAACCGTGAACGGACAGAGCCTTTTAGGTAGCGGCAACCTTGCGGCAATCCCAACCGGGGGAGCGGCTGGTAAGGCACTCGTTAAGGCAAGTGTGGCAAACTACGATGTAACGTGGGGAGATGCCGGGGGAGCGTTGTGGTTTACGAACGTTGCGATCTCTGCAACAACTGGTGACATTGCCACGATCAGCAACTCCGCAATCACGGCAAACCACGTTCTTGCCAGAATCGAATGGGCGAATCCGTCCGCAATTACAACCGATGTAACGTGGACAACCTCTGCCGGGAGTTTGGTACTTAACGGCACAGCTTCAGCGGCAACCACAGCGAATATCCTGCTTGTACTCAAAAATAATTAAGGGGGAACATAGACATGGAAGAGAAGTTTTTTCTGGAGCAGATCAAGCACACTGGCACGACTTGGGAGAAGGGTGTAGTCGTTAAAGACACGCTCAACGATGCACGGCAGTCATTCCACGCATACCTTGGTGCGTATGGCTATGGCAAGGATGCCAATACCGACTACGTTCAGTGCAACATCACTGATCTGAGCGGCAGAGTCCGGGACAGCATCGTGGATGACCGCATTCCCCGCCCGGAGCCGGAGCATGAGCCGGAACCTGAAGCATAAACTTGTGCGAAGAGGTATATAAAAACATGAACAAGAATAATTCGTGTGTGTGTGTGTGTGTGTGTGTGTTCACCACACTATTACAACCGAAAGGAGGAGCGCACTGGTTATCTGAATCCTGTGCCTTCTCCGCTGACTCTCAGCAAAGGGGGTCAGAGGCACTCTGAGGCAATCAGAGGGCTGAGTGATTTCACAGGGGGTGACTCCTGTGGCTAATGGGATTACCAACGTACCTCAACGTATCCCAATTACTTGCACATCATACACCTATGCAGGCTCAGGGGGTAATTACTGGGCAGTAGATGGAATGAAAGCACTTTTCGATTCCATCGATGACGACCACGCTTTTATCTGTGAACTTTTAATTACTGGTAATAACAGTAATGCCAATGGCAGATACACAGCAATGGGATTTAGAAAAGATGCTAACAATGGGAATATCGAAATCATTGGGCATAGCATCACTGGCAATGTGCAAAAGATTGTTGGTATAGTTAACGGTACTTTGTACGAATAAATCACTCAGCCGTGCCGAATCGGTATGGCAACAGGAACAATTCAGAAGAATATGGTTTTGCTTTGGGAAAATCCGAATCCGACTGTGAGTTTTGCCGAACAAACGATCTCCCTTGATTGGAGTAAATATGGACTGGTTATAATCAGCGGATTGTTTACTTCGTCTAATCCGTGGATTTGTGCGACAATAGCGGCATCTCCTTCAACCCGGCATTTTAGGTTAGCAACAACCGACAACCAAAACATTCCGCTATCCAGAGAGGGAGACATCTTAACAAATGGGATTAAATTTCAGAGTGGATATTATCAGGGTACAAATAACTCAATGATGATCCCTTATCAGATTTTCGGCATTAAAGCATAACCATCCAGTGCCATTCAATATGGCAACAGGGACGATAAAAAAGCACGGAATCCAATATGACACGCTTTTCCCAGAAACTACAAAAAATGATAAAAATGCAATTACACTTTCTGCAAGTGCGGATGATTATGATTTCATTCTTTTCGTTGTTTGTAATCAGAATGCCGGGACTGGCGGTTATAGGCAAGTAAAAATAATACCATCAACCGAGTATGGAAAAAGCGTTGCAGTAACTTGGAGTGCAACAGACAGCACAGGATGGTATATGCTTATTTGTGCAACGGTCATCGGTAACCAAATAACATTCCAAGAATGGACGAGAAGAGGATACTCCGGTTCTGCAATTAAAATTGTCGGCGCAAAGATAATATAATCGGCACATTGCAACACTTTTTAAACTGCGGCGGCTCAGTTCACGCTTACAACCGCCAAACATAAGGAGAAACGCAATGATAACAAGAGACGAACTTGAAGCATTCATTGACGAGATTCTGAGGGGCGAATCATGACCAAAGACGAAGCAATAAAAGCCGTTGTCAGTTTGGCTGAAGCTGAAGTCGGATACCATGAAAAGGAAAGCAATGCGCAGCTTGACGATCCTGATGGCAACAGCGGCGGCAACAACTGGACAAAGTATGCCAGAGACTTAGATGCCTTGCCCAATTTTTATAATGGTCAGAAAAATGGCTATGCTTGGTGTGACATCTTCGTGGATTGGTGCTTTGTCCACATTTTTGGAGAAGAGTTAGGGCGCAAGATGCTCTATCAGCCAGAGAAGTCTGCCGGGGCGGGATGCCTTTATTCTGCAAACTATTACAAACAGAACAGCGCATTCCACAGAACAAATCCGAGAGTCGGAGATCAGATATTTTTTAGCTACAGCCCCGGCGAATATTCGCACACAGGGATTGTGGTGGATGTCAACGGCAACACGATCACCACCGTTGAGGGCAACACTTCCGATTCGGTTGGACGGAGAACCTACGAAACGAATAACCGAAGCATTGCGGGGTACGGCACTCCGAACTGGCAACTTGCGGTCGAGGATTGGGAAAAACCTTGGATTGTGGTCGAGAACGGACACATCGTCAACAGCAGTGAGTGGGCGAAGGAAGAAGAGCCTGTCGAACAGCCGCAGAAGACGGAGAATCACTCATGGACTCCACCGCTTTTGCATTATGCTCCAGATGATTACTACGCCGCAGTGTGCGTTCTCCAAGGACTACTCAACTGCCACAACTGGGATTCCGGGCGAGTGGACGGATACTTTGGAGCGAAAACGCAAAGTGCAGTGAACAGGGCAAAGACCTACTTCGGCCTGGATGCGAACGGAATTTGCGATAAGGAACTGTGGGAAAAGCTTGGCATCACAGGAACCTAAGAGGTAACACGGGTAAAAGTCCCGTGCGGGTTCGCATGTAGTAAAACGTGTAGTAAAATTTTGAAATTGTACCCATAATCTTGCAATTTTAACCGCTATTTTGTTACTACATAATTACTACACATTGTATACAATCGCTCGAAAAGTTACGGAAAACATAGAAAAGCCCCGGAAGCTGATAACTTCCGGGGTATAATATGTGGTGACCCGTACGGGATTTGAACCCATGCCATGATAGACAGGAAGTTTTAAATTATCCGCAAAACGTGAGAAAATGCGGATATTTCGCTAAGAAAAAGTGATCTAAAAAAGCATGTAGTAAATCATGTAGTAAAAAACTCTTGCATGGATTTTATGTCCTCATTTGCATCCTGTGCAGCCAGGTGTCTGTAGATCTCATTGATGGTCTGCATATTGGAGTATCCACCCTCACGCATGACGGTTTGTGGATCCCAGTGTAGGTGAAAACATAAGGACACCCAACTGTGTCTGAGGCCGTGGACACCCACTCTGGGGAGGCCGTTCCGTTCGCACAGACCGTTGATACTGCCGTAGAGCGTGGTGGGGTTCGTTGTGATCAGTCTGCCCTCTTTCCCTTTGACCAGGTCTTTGAGGCGGGGGATGACGATATGCACAGTGCGTGTGGAGGCTCTGTTTTTGTTGGATTTCTTACTGACCAGTTTGTTCCCTTCGCCAACCACGGACGCACCCCGGACACGGATGATGCCGTTATCCACATCAATGTCCTCTGCGGTGAGGTGGAGCAGTTCCGACCTACGCAATCCGTGAAGAGCCAACAACGCACCAAGTTCGTAGGGTTTACCACGCAGAACTGAAGTGAAAGTTTGGATTTGCTCATAATCTAGCCATTTGCGTTCAGCCTTGACGATGGTGGGCAGTTTAACTACCGGGCGTGGGAACTTGGCATAGTCCAATGCGTGACGGACAAGGTCATAGGAATTACTCACCGTCTTTGCTGAGACGATTTTGGATTCCTTGTTTACCATTTGCTGATATGGGATATATCCTATATCCATGTCCATGTACTCTGAAAACCTAGTTTTTCGGTAGGAATTCCAATTGTTGAGCGTGGAGGGACTCACCACGTTCTCCACATCTTTTAAATACCTATCAATAGCCATTCCGAGGGTAATCCTTGGGGCGGCTTTTTTTATTTCGATCTGCTCTGACTTCACGGCCCTGGCCTTGGCGTAGTACTCCTTTTCGGTGGGTGCGGAGACAAACTTCCGCTCTCCATTGACCATGACCTGTGCGACCCACACGTTCCCCTTCTTCTGTGGAGCGGGAACACGCACATCATCGGATGCGATGATCTGCTTATGTCCGCACCAGTTGCAGAACATGGAGTTGTCTTCGATCTCTCTCCGGCATTTCTTGCATTTCATTAGGCTGCCTCAATTACATATATCGGTAGACCGTTATAAAAGTCCTCTCTAATGATGTGGTTCAGTTCGTGATCCAAGTCAGCAATCAGCTGATCAAACGACCGCCGAGGGTCCAGGTACACGGAGTATGTGCCGTCCGGGTTCGTTACGACACATGCATAGATTCCCTTCGGCATGGGCATCAGATAGATGAAGTAGTCTACACCTTCAAGCAATTGTTTGAAATTCAATTAGTTCGCATCTTCTTTCAGTTTCTCAAGTTTGGATACCAGTTCATAGACGGAGGACGGAGGCACATCTTTTGCGGAGCGTAGGAGGACACGCAAGTCCTGACGGTTACGGATTTGCTCTAGCAGTTCTGCGGTTTCGGAATCCATGTAGTGAGATGGCTCATCTGCGAATTTAATTCCAAGGTATTCCTCAACGGCAGCAACGGTTTCTTTCTTCGGTTCTGCTCCACGTTTCCATCCGTACATTGCCGTTGCGGTGATATCAACGGCATCGTAGAACTCGCCTTTGCTGATGTGCTGTCTGCGCAATTCCTCCTCGATTCTTGTGGCAAACTTTAGGCCATCCATAAGAAATTACCTCGCAAATAATTTTTTTATTTGGGGGCTTGACAAATTAGTTTACAGGTGATATATTATGTCCAACCTAAGATTTACACAATAAACCCAGCCCCCACATGATGCGGACTTCAAAATGTTATTTTGTTATCGTGGCAGATACATAGTAACATATTTGTAATCGCTTTGTCAATAATTATTTTGCGTGTGGGGAAAGAAAATTACTTCGGAGAGGAGGAATTTCACCCCGCATTTTATTTTAGCATAAACCCTGTGCAAAAATCATGACTGGAAAGGAAGGAAGAAATGCCAAAAGTTAATCGGAGATATTCTCCGTACAAGGCCCCGCCGATTGACTGGTTGTGGGCAGCTGTCCTAGAACGGACAAAGGTCTACGGATACGACCTCAAGACAATGGCACAGATAGCCGGGGTAGAGTACGGACACATGCGCCAGTTGTGGAGGGTGTCTCCGTGGGAGTGGAAGAAGGATGTGCGTGACCGGGTGTGTCATCACTTCGGAATCAACATCAGCGTATCTCCCAACACGTTGGAGGTGAACCTCCAGTGAAGAAGTATCTGATTGCCGCAGTGTTACTGGCGGCGAATAACGAGGTTGTTTCATGGTTCGCCCTGTGCGTAATGGGCGCAATGCTCGTCTTCGATATGGCGGGATGGGCAACGGAAAGGAAGTGGTAACTTGATTACTTTAGTAGTTTCTCTTGTTGCAGTCATAATCGTCTGCCTTGGTGCAATCGGAATACTGTCCTACATATGCAAGCTTTACCGCCATGAGGCCGAGCCGTTGGATCCCCCGGTCAAGTCATGGGTGGATGTCTACTGGGAGGAAGAGAATAAATGAATCCGACCGGGAAGAGCAATTGGGACAAACCAAAGTCCCTGTGTTGGGATTGTGCCAACGCTACCGACTCAGGGAAATGCCCTTGGGTAGACAGCTTTACTCCAGTGCCGGGGTGGAAAGCAAAACCCACCAAGATATTCGGATCGTATCCGATGGAGTCATATGTGGTGCTTGATTGCCCACGGTTTCGGCGGGATTCCTTTGGAGCCGGAACTGAGAAGTGTCTCCTCGCATGGAAGAAACCGCTCAAACTATATAATGATGATCTTCAGAACATAGCGGAGGCCATTATTGAGGGGGCGGTTGCTGACTGGAAAGCACTCCAGTATGGTGCGCTTGAGGCCGTTACCTTCTGCGCCTCTCGCATTACCAAGCAGAAGACCCTTGAGTTTTTCTTCAGTGAGGACTTTGAAAACTATCTCAGTACGTTCTCTGAGCGCACCCCGGAGCAGATCCGCTCATGGTTACAGATCACGGAGGACATGAGGCCGAGAGAAATCAAGGTGCTGATGCCATGACGGACGATGAAATCTACGCCGCTCTTAGCCATGACGATGTGCGGGTCATCTTGGCTCTAGCAAATGCGAACATGAACGTTAGCCAGGCAGCGAGAGAATCCTTTTTCACATGGGATGGTGTGAGATACCACATGGAGAAGGTGTACAAGCGGACCAGGCTAAACCCACGCAACTTCTACGAACTGGCGAAACTGGTGGGGGTAATCGAAAATGCTAGACATTCCTGATGACCCCGTGATTCGGTGGATTGAGAGAACCGGGTATCCACCCTGGTTTTCAGACGAGTACGGCAGATTGAAAGGAGAGGAAGAAGATGTGCCGGACGATGACGAAGAGTAGATGGGGGTTCAACCCTTCTGCTAAAGCGGATGCGGAGAGATACCGCAGATACCACGCAGCCAAGGCAAAGATTCCTATGGACTTGCCTCCGGCAGAGTATACCGAGCGGGTGAAGAAACTCGCTAAGAAATATCATATTTAGAAAGGAACTGTCTATGCCAATTGTAAAACCCACGGAGATGAACTTCTCCAACAAGAACATCATCATGATCATCAGCGGACTCCCCGGAACGGGGAAAACCACACTGGCACTGTCCGCACCTGATGTCCTTCTGATCGACACGGATGAAGGAATGGCGAGAGTTAATCCCGCCCACCGCAAGGATGCGTCCATCTGCAAAACCTATGAGGAAGTCCTCGCCGATATCAAGGCGGCAGAGGGAAAGTACAAGACCATCGTCATCGACACATGCGGTGCGCTGATCGAGTACATGAAAGACTGGGCCATGCGGACGGATCCCAAGGCAAGTAAGAAGGATGGCGGGTTCTCCCTCCAGGGGTACGGCATCATCAAATCCGAGTTTGTCCGGCTGTCTGCGGAACTGCGGAAGAAGTTCAACGTGATCTTCCTCTTCCATGAGAGCATGACGAAAGTGGACGAGAACGTGTTCTATGAACTGGTGGTGGAAGGCTCCGCGCGGACACTGGTGTATCAACCCGCAGACCTTGCGGCGCACCTCTTCATCCAGACTGGCAAGCGGTATCTGGGATTCACGCCCACGGAGCAGTACTCAGCCAAGGCTGCCTATGGCATCAAGGGCTTGATCGAAGTGCCGGAACTCAAGGAAGGGGAACCGAACGATTTTCTCACCAAGCTGTTTGCAAGGGTTCGTGCGAACCTCGCCGCCGAATCTGCCGCACTGGGGCCGGAGAAGCAGAAGTATGACTACGCCATTGCGGATTCCAAGAAGATTGTGGCTACCGTCAATGCCCCGGAGGATGTCCAGGAGGCAGCTACCGCCATCAGCAAACTTGACCACGGCCTCACTTCTGAGAAGGAAGCCAAGTCCATGCTGAAGAAACGGATGGACGAACTGGGGATTATCTACGACAAGGCCACCAAGTCCTATGCGTACAAGGCCTCCTAAGATTCGCCTGACGAAGTCCCTTTTGGACTCATGGTTGTACTCCTTCCGGGTTGATGACGGTTGGGAGCGTTTCCTCCTCACTCTCAACCGTCAGAAGACCCCGGTCACCGAGGCCATGTTGGATGGCACACGCTACGAAAACTGCCTCAACTCCGTGCTGAATGGAGAGGCAATCCCAGAAGACCATGAGTGGTACAGACCGATTACGGAGATGGAGAAGGAACTGCGTGGCGCGCAGCAACAGGTAGTTCTGTTTCAAGACACTGTGGTGGACGGACAGCCCATCCTACTGCACGGCGTTCTGGACTATCTGCGTGAGGGACACATCTGGGACTGCAAGATGACCAAGCGGTATCACCTAAACAAGTACTACTGGGAATACACCACGCAGACGGCAATGTATCTAGCCCTGGTCCCGGAGGCGTTTGATTTTACCTACATTATCAGCGATGGGAAGTGGGTTTACCGGGAGCGGTATCTGAGAGAAATCGTCCCGCCTATAGAACCTACGATTAAAAACTTTATGACCTTCTGCGATCAGCATGATCTGCGGAAAATACTTGAAGAGAAATGGAGCGTGAGATAGTGGGAGTTTGGGATTCCTACCAGAGAGAAGAGACTGAAAAGGCCAGTGCGATTACTGGCAAACACCGTGTGGTGATTGTGGAGGCCTTTGATGACAAGACCGGGCCGAATAGCAAGGCCCCAGGCACTCCTATGATTGTGGTGAAGGTGCGTCCTTCCGGGCGGCACTTCTCCGTGACCTACCGCATCGTGAAGAACGACTGGTTCAACCGCAATATGACGGAGTTCTTTGACGCTTTCCCGGAAATCAAGGACGGGGACTTCAACTTCCTGTCGTGGGTGGGAGCCGAGGGTGCTGCCATCTTCAAGGAGGGAAACAACGGATACACCGAGATCGCCAAGTTCATCTCCCCGGAACGCGCAGCATCCCTCCCGCCCTTTGAGGGGGAAAAGCCGGAGCGGCAGAGCATCACCACTCTCACAGACGAGGATGATTCCAGTGATGACGATGACCTCCCCTTCATGTGAGGCAAATCCTACCAAATCGGTAGGAAAAAGGATGAAGACCCGGAAGGATCTGGTGTGGAATGTCTTTGTCGGAAACTTCAACTCCGGGAAGATTGAAATCCATAACGTGTTTGATCACTTCCGGGTATGGCAAGACCTATGCAAGGCAGCACGGAAATACAAGGACTCCGAGCGCACCCTGTTTGAAGAAGAAGTACGGAAGACGATGATGTACTACTACTGGGGAAAATGCGAATGGGAAGTTGTGATAGACCACTGGCCCCACAGCGACAGACGCAAGGATCTGAAGGTGGATGTGTATGACCAACTTCTCTTGAACTGGCGCATTTTTTGCGACTACCTGTGGGATAACAGGGCGGTGCTTCGGAGGCGGGAGAAGGTGAAGTAGTGGCAGACACTGTGCATGATGCGGCAAGGTTAAAAGAACTTCAAGCCTTGCCGCTTGAGCGGAAGATACAGATTACCCAGACGAGAATCATAGAGTGGTATCAGCACTACAACGGCAATGTGTGCATCTCATTCTCAGGCGGGAAGGACTCCACGGTTCTGCTTCACATCGCCAGAAGACTGTATCCTGATATCCCGGCTGTGTTCAGCAACACAGGGCTTGAGTACCCTGAGATTCAGCGGTTCGTAAAGTCGTTTGATAACATTGACATCGTGACACCTTCCATGCGGTTCGACCAGGTTATCTCCACATACGGTTATCCACTCATAGGCAAAGAGGTAGCAGAAGCTATCTACTACGCCCGGAGAATCAGGCCGTCAGGAGAGAGAGAGAGAGAGGTCTGGAAGAAGCGCAGAGAACTCCTCGGT